CACTTGTCAGCCTGTGTTGCGAACCGTTCTACAAGCTGAGAGGTGTCATTTTTTAGTTCAAGTATTGCCTGTGTTAAGTCCATCTTCTACCTCCTTATTGGTTATTGAAAAGCATTTTCTTAGTTGCATAGCGGATGTTTTCAGGCTCCTCTGTTAGCACCAGAGGCTTGTCAAAAAGGAGTGTTCCATTCCAGATGAAAATGTCTGTTATAACTGGCATGTTGTACATGTTGAGCTTGATGTAAAAGTCTGCCGTATGGTCTCCCGTTACTACATACCCAAACTCGCAGGGTGGAGCACCTGCTCCGTAGCAATCCCCTATGTCGCTGATTACAAAGTCAGTAAGCTGGAAGTAACCGAACCTCTCTGTAAAGTGAACAAAGTCCGTCTGTCTTCCAATGCAGCCGAAATCTCCGTTGTTTATTACCTTAAACTGGAGTGAAAATCCTGTGTTATCGTCTATTCCGTCTAATGTTGCTACTTTGAGCCATTTTGTGGTTGAATCTCCCCTGAACGTATAGACCTTTAAGTCAAGTTCCGATTTTTTCAAAAAGTTATCATCTACGTATTTCCTTGTGGCGTAAGAGGAAAGCTGAGTGGTTAAGTAGTTCTTCGTTGCATAGCTGTCTAAGTCGGAAGTTTTTGCGAACGTACTATCAACGTAACTCTTATCTGCTTTTGAATTCTTTAAGTTCTCTATCTGGGTTTTGATGTCGTCTATTTCAGATTGAAAACCTGCTACAACGTCCGAATCTACTTTTTCCTTTACCTGAGCAAGGAGTTTCTCTATCTTGTCTATTTCCTCCTCTACCTCGTTTAGCTTGCTTGTGTTGACTACTCTCAGCTTTTCGGAGATGTCTGTTATTGCATTTCCTATCCTTGCTAAAACCGTTTGGTCTGTTAGCTCTTCAAGGAGAAGGTTATTCTCTATGTCTGCAGTTTTTTTATCTATATCGCTAACGTAGGGTAATAGAGCTTCAAGCTTTTCTTTTGTGTCGTTTGCAGTTTCCATTGCCTGTTCTGCCTTGTCCCTAACTGCTACTATTGCCACCTCGTGGTTAGTGAGGATTTGAGAGATTTGCATAAACTCTTCCGTGTAGAGAAGCTTTAAGTCTGGATTGCTTTCAACTACTTCCACCTTGTCAAGGGGAACATCTGTTACTCTGATTGAAATCCCTGCAAGGAGTTTCAGGTTTTTGTTCTTCCATGCAATCGGAACTTCAGGGTGAGACCAGACAAATGCAAGTGTTCCGTCCTCAAGATACCAGCCTATCTCCCTTATCCAGAATTCGGGAACGTCTTCGGGAATCAGAGCAGATAAATCCATGTAACCATCAGAAGGGAAAACCTTTCCGCTTGAAATCGGGACTCTGATTATTTCGTTCTTTAGACTTGTCTGGTCTTTGTCTGGAGTGTATCCTGCATCTCCAAAACCTATGTGGGTTAGTTTTAACTTTACCTCTGGAAGTCCTGAAGCCTGAAAGAACTTTTGAAGTCCTGCCGTTGTTGTTATCGGTATCAGCTTTATCTCTTCTGCCATTAGTTGATTCCTCCTGTGAGGTTAATCCTTAGAAAAGCAAGTGAGTTAAATGAGCCTGAAACTGCACAGGAAGAGGAAAAGCTCCACTCGGTTTCTACTGATTCAAGGGAGGCTTTTAAAACTCCAGCAGCTTTGGCAGTTGAAAAGATTGAAACTCCGTTTTCAAGGGATAGTCTCTTTTCCGTTTCCTCTTCAAGGGCGGTTTTTGTAAACGAGACAGGTTTTATGCCAGTTCCGAATATCCTGTACTCTCCATCCTGAGACATGAGGATTTTCTTTTCGGTGTCTTCCTTAAGGGATGCTTTTGTGAAGGTTGAGACTTTAGAGCTTGCAGCTGTTTTCTGTTCGTTTTCAAAGAAGACGTTGAATTTCAGTTCTTCTAAGTGGCTTCTTTCGTTCTTGTAGCTGTTTATGAGCTCAATCAGCCTGTCCTGAACCTGTGGAGTTAGAGTGATTCCGTGTTTTATTAGCTCTTCAAAGAAGAGGTCTATCTTGAACCTGTACGGGTTTCCACCGTACTCAAACCACTCCTTAACTTTTCCGCCAAGATTGAGGGTGGAAAGGACTTTTTCAACTGCGTATTTGGTTCCCTTGTACCTATGGAGTTCTATTGAGTTTTTGACAAGGTTCCTCTTCTCATCTATCGTCCTTGCTAACTCGTAACCTTCTACGTGGAACTGCCATGCGAGGAGGTCTAAAAGCTCCTCATCGTCTATTTCGTCAATTCTCGGGTAGATGATTACGTTGATTATCTGCTCTTTTACTTTTTGAAGTTCAGGGTCTGTTGATTCAAGGAGTGCCTTTATTATCGGGTCTTTTAGTAAATTTGGAGGTGCAACTTCTTTAAGCATCCTCTGCACCTCCGTAAAGGACTTCTACTTTTTCAGCCTGAGCCACAGACTCAACAGAAACAGGTATAAATAGAGGATTAGCCACCTCAACACGTTTAACTCCTCTAATTGACATTACAAGGTCTATGAGCCTTGATGGATTAACGTCGCAGCCTATATGGGATTTGGTTTCGTTTACAAACTGGGAAACCTTCTCGTTAACCTGCCTGTCTATTGACTGCTGTAGGGGAACGAAGTCCTTCTTGATGTAGTAGGTGAGGTTTACATCGTAAGTAACGACAGACGGAGCTTTTACTTCTACAAGGTCTGTTAAGGGCCTAACTCTTTCATCTGTTAATGTTTCCCTTACAAGATTGATTATTTCGTCTGTCGGAAGTTCTCCATCTTTCATTAGAACTACGACGGTTACTTTTCCGGGTTCAGGGGAAAAAACTGAAACGTCAGAAATGTCCTGGTGTGCAGTCTTTGCCCAGTAGATGTAAGCTCCTTTGCTTCCAGCATTTGAAAACTTCTCTGGAGCTATTCTTATCCTCTCCCTCAATCTCTCGTCATCTTCAACGTCTGAGCCGTAGAGGGAGGTGGTGATGTTTTCAACCTTAACAACGTAAGGAATTGGTGTAACCAAGAGATTTATCTGTCCGGGCTGAAAACCGTTTCCTGCGGTTCCCGGAGTTTCGCAGACGGCATCTACGTCAGCGTAGGTTTCTCCGGGATTAATCACTGCTTCTTTTGTTGTTTTGAAGAATATTTTCTGGTCAGGAGTTGCTTCCGTTCCTTGAGGGATAACAACAGGGAAGGTTTTCGGAGAGTTTATGTAGAACCTCAAGGTAGTTCTTGAAGGTTGTGCTGGAAGTCTCTTAACTCCTAAGAGTTCTCCTAATCTATCGAGGGCTTCTCCTCTTGCAAATGCCAAAAGGTTCTGGTTTGCAGCATCGTTTATCTGGAAGTTTTGAACGGAAACTACGTAAGAAAGAAGTGAAACTAAAAGGTTCACAGGGTCGGCAGGATAGATTTTCCTTCCGAGAATCTCTTCCGTTTTTTCGAGTATTTCCCTGTAGATTTTTTGAGAGTCGTAGTTAACGAAGTTCAGCATATTTTCCCTGCCAGTATGCTTTTGGTTAGAAATTACCACTGACGGATGTCCCCGGTGGGGTCATGGAGGGCTATGGGAAACGGAAAGGCTATTCAATCAGCCAGCTGTTGTTGTTTGCGGCAAACTCAATAAGCTCGTTTCTCGGAATTCTCCACTGAGTCCCCAACTTGGTTGCTCTTACCTTGCCGCTGTATATCCACTTTCTCACCGTTTTTGGTCTTACTCCAAAAATTTCCGCAACTTCTTCTGTTGAAAAGAAGGGTTTTTGAGGAATTAACTCTTCAAGATACTCCGCAAAGGAAGTTATGAAAATTGAAAACTTCTTCTTAAAGGCCTCCCTCACTGTGGGCAACTTTTATTTCTCCGTATCGGGTTGCAAGGGTAACTTCTACTTTTGGTTTACCGTCTTGCGACGGAATTATTGAGATTCTTTTTACCTTTGCTCTATTTTCCCACTTTTCAATCTGGGAGTAGATTTCCTCCTTGAGCTTCATTTCAAGTTCTGGAGTAAGTGTATCTATCAAGTCCCAGCTAATTCCAAAATCCCGCATCAAAGGAACGCTTCCCTTGGGCGTGGCGAGTATCGTTCTCACGTTTTGAACTATTTCCTCAATTTCGCTTTTAGGATTGATTACCAAGGCCGTCCTCTCTTAAGATTAAGTTTACAAGAATTTTCAAGGGGTTTCCATTTTTGTCAGTTCTCTCAACTTCTTCCCGTAGTTCCTCTATCACGAATTTTCCCTTCACGTAGTCTCCGATTATGAGGAGGTAGCTTTCCCCTTTTTCAAGGTATTCTTTGAGTTTTTCAACTTCTTTTGCCGGGTTGCAGAAGGAATAGTGGAAATTGATGGACATTTCTACTTGTTCTGGTTCTAATCCCGTGAAGTGGAGTTTTTCTTTTTCCTTGAAAATGGAGATTCTTGAAAACTTCGCTCTATTAAGACGATTCAGACTTTGAGGGGTTTTCACGAGCTGGAAAATGACTTCTCCGAATTTTCCCCACATGGCTTCTCCTTAATGGGTATGGTGCGGCGTGTTGCCACCTTCGTCTATGATTGAACCTGTTGCATGAAGGTTCCCGTCAACTTCAACGTTTCCTTCAACCGTAAGGCTTCCAACAATTCTGAAATCTCCTTCAAGAAAACCAATTGTTGGAGAATTGTTCTGGAGATTTATTGCTGGAGCTTGGAGGGTTATTTGTGATGAGCTTTTGATGAGGACGTCGTCTTTTACAACGGCGGACATGTGTCCGCTCACCTCTATTTCAACGTTTCCTTTAACGTCTGCGTAGAGCTTGTGATTTGCCGTGTCGTATTCAAGAACTGTTCCATCTTCAAACTTTACGTGGAACTTGTTTTCGTCCTTTACGGGAGGCTGGTTATCCTCGTCGTAAACTGTTCCGATTATGAATCCGTCTGTAGTTCCAGATTGGGGCAAAAGCAGACAGATAACCTTTTGACCTTCCCTCAAAGGGAAATAGGTTTTGTTTTGATACGTGAAGGTTTCGGCAATCTGCAGTTCCCTTGAAACGACACAATCAAAGTCCTTGAATTCAACTACTGCGGTGTGGTTTTCAGGGTTGTAGTGTTTAACTATTCCGACCTTCACTATGTTCATGACTAACTGAAAGAGCTTTTCTATCTGAGAGGTCATCTTACTCTCCTTACTGTTAGGGTTGTCTGGTAACCTTCCGAATCTACCGTGTGGCTTGACTCCTCAATCAGGTAGTTTCCGGTGAATATGTCCTCAAGTTCAAGTCTAATCACTGCTCCCGCAACTAAGGACATGTTCCCTTCAACGGTTATGCTCCCCGACATTTTCCACCTGTTTCTCCTCTTTAGCTCTGCCTTTGCCCTCTTTTTTGCCTGTTCTAATGATTCAACCTTGTCGTGGATTTTTAGGGTTTCTCCAACGGGAATTTCTTTTTCTACGTAGGTGTAGGAGAGGTCCTTGTTTTTAAGGGAGTCGTGGTAGTAAACGGTGCAGGCTCTGTAAACTGTGTCTATCTGGTCGTCAAGGTCTATATCTATCAGCTGGTTTTCCCTTATTACCGTTATTGGTTTCTGGTTTTCAAATTCGTCCCTTTCTACGAAAAAGAGTCTGTCTGGCTGGATTTTTAGGTAGCAGTTCCACTTATCTGCAAGGGTTTTTAGAAACTCAGCATCTGTCTGCTGGTTCTGCTGGAGGTTTTCTATTTTTACGTCGTCCACTTTTACGACAGGTTCCAAGCCGTTTTCCTCTGCTATCTGACTTACGATTTTTGAAAGGGAGGTGTTTTTAAAGTTTCTGTTTTTCTTTGTCTTGTGGATTTTCAGAGTTCTCCTTATTGCAGTTGCCTCTATCTGGAAGGTGTAAAGTCTTCTCTTAACGGAGTCTATTCTGAACTTCCCGCAGGGGAACCCGTCTATGAATGCCGAAATTTCTGCGTCCGGTGAAGGGTAGGAAGTCAGGGAAAACTCCTTTTTCTCGTTGTAAAGTTCAAGGGATAGGGTGTCTGCTTTTTCTGTTGAATCGGTGTAGGTAAGTGAAATTAGATACTCCTCAAGTGCTTTCGTTACGTTCCTGTTTTCGTAAAAGACTTCAACTTCTACCTTTCTCGGCATTCACTACCTCTTCCAGATTGGGAGTTTATCGGTTTTGTTTTCTTTCGGCTTTTCTGGAACTACAACTTTTAAGTTTGCAGGCAGAAGCTCGTAATTTGAAAGCTCTGGATTGGCTTCAAGGAGCAGGTGCATGTAGTGTTCGCCTCCGTAGTACTTCTTTGCTATCTGGTCCCACGCCTCGTTATGAACGGTCGTATGAATTGCCGATGCCATAGTTTGTCTTTGCCTCCTTTCTCTGTTTTTCCCTTTCGTATTTTTCAATTTCTCTTCTCACCATCTTGGCTATCTTTACCCCGTCCTCTTCTGAAACTTTCCCGTTAACGGTTATGTTTATGTGATAGTGGGTTGTGCTTTGAACACTGTGGGTTTGGGTTGATTGGACGTTTGAAAGGTAGTGGGAAACTGGATATTGGGAAGCTGCAGAAATGCCAGGAACCGAGATGAGGGGTGCAAGGGATAGGGAGAAGGCAGAGGTCAGCTTTGGGATTTCAAAGGCAGTTTTTACGGTTTGAACGATTTCGGGAAGGGAAATTTTGGGAAGCTCTGAAAACACAAGTTTTACAGGTTGAGTTAGTTCCTTAATTGTTGTTGGAATAGTTAATACGTGTTTTGGAGTTTCACTAATTATCTCCCAGAGATTCTTGGCAAGAGAGGAAACCCTTGAAATTAGGGAGTCTCCCTTTATTCCTTCTGCTATCGTTTCAACAAACCTTATTCCTGTTTTGTGAAGGTCTGAAAGAGGCCCCTCTTTTGCAGGGGAGAAGGGAAGGAGATTGCGAACTTTTGAAAGGACATCCTTAACGGTTCCGACTACCTCTCCGAACTTTGACTTGATTCCCTCAATTAGGGTGGAGATTATCTTTGAACCTGCATTGAAGAGGTTTATGGACGATAGGAACTTAAAGACCTTCTGCCACTCTTTAATTACAATTCCGTAAGGAGAATAAGAAATAATCGCTTTCGCAAGGAAAGCAAAAGCATCTTTCCCAAAGACAACTATTTTTGACAGAATCTTTGTTATCCCTTTTCCTAAACCCTCAAAAGCTGTAAGGATGTCGCTTCCTATTTTGGAGGCTTTTCCAAATAAATCTCCAATACCGCCTAAGAATCCTTTTACAGCTTTAAAAACATCGGAAAAGAAGGATTTTAAATGGCCCCAGTTTTTGTAAATCAGAAAGCCCGCAAGTGCAACGGCAGAAGCTGCAAGGAAGATTGGATTTGTTAAAAGAGATGCACTGAAAGCCCTTACTATTGGAATGCCAAGTTTTAAAACTTCAAAAAGCGTTCTTCCAGCCGACGTGTAAAACTTGAAACCTTCTACTGCAAGGCTTAAAGCTTTAGCTGAAAATGCAGTTGCTGCTGCTAAACCTGCCGTTGTGGTAGCAAGAAGTCCAAAAGCTCCTGCACCCCACCCCATTATTGAAGCCAAAGTTTTGTGGTTATCAACTAAGTCCTTTACTGTAACCGCAAAAGAAGATAAAACGTCTGCACCCGTTTTGACTACAGGGAGAAATAAGGCTCCCAAGCTTATTTTTACAGAAGACACGGCCTGTGAAAGTCTGCTGAAAGCAAATGCAGTGGATTGGCTCATTTTCTTAAAGGCTTCCTCTGTCTCCCCTCCTACGTTCTGGAACTCCTTGAGGGTTTTTACGAACGTATCTGGGTCTGCTACGAACATATTTACGACCTTTTGAGCTTCTACGCTCCCGAAAATCTCAGAAAGCATCTGAGCCTGATCTGCCTCTGTAAGTCCAGCCTCCCTCATTGCATCGGTTATCTCTTTGAGAGTCCCTACAAGTCCCTTTTGTTTTAAGGTTTCCTTGTTAATGGTTATTCCCAACTGCTGAAATGCTTTTTGAGCCTGAGAGGTAGGAGCTATGAGGGAGTTAACAATGTCCCTGATTGACGTCATAGTTTGGCCAGTATCAAGACCTTTGGCGGTTGCCGCGGCAACTACTGCAGAGAATTCCTTGAACTTTATGCCTGCAGCCGCAACTGTTGATGCCACTCCTCCTATGTCCCTCGCTATCTCTTCAAAAGTAGTCCTACCCTTTGCAATTGTTTTGAAGATGTAATCGGAAGCTTGATTAAGATTCAGCCCCCATGCCTTCATTACCGTTATGAGTGTATTGTTGGCTGTTGAAATGTCGCTAACTCCTGCAACGGCAGACTCTCCTGCTACTTTGATAATTTCAAGTGCTTTTTTCGGGTCAAACCCGGAGGAAATAGCATCGTAGAATGCTTTTGTAACTGCTAATTTGCTCTGTCCTAACTCGTTTGAGATTTCAAGGAGCTGGTTAGAGTAGAGTTTCTTGAACTTTTCAAAGTTTTCCTTCGTAAGGGTTGATGCCTCTGCAATCCCTTTCTCAAATTCGACAGCATCAACCACTACACTTCTTAACCCGAGTGTTATGGCACCGCCAATTGCTCCTGCTTTTAGGGTTATGTCTTCAAGTTTTTCCGAAAAATCGTTCAAGTTTTTAGGGTTGAAGGTTTTGTAAAGGATTGAGGATAAGGAATAAAACTCCTTTTCTGCCTTTTTGGTTTCTTCTGTGGTTTTCTTTATCTGCCGGGTTAAGGAGTTAATGGAATCTTCATTCTTCAGGGAAGAGGTAACGGCTTTTAGTTCCTCTACTCCTTTTGATGCCTTTCCTATGTTGCGGAGGAAGTTATCTCCGTACAATGTAAGGGCTATTGCGAGTTCAAGCATTTGTTCCCTCGAAAACCTATATTTTTACATTGGAGGTGGAAATTGATTGAAAAACTCTTAGGCTGGTTCTTTGCTCTGTGTGTAATTTCAGTTGTAGTTGCTTTTTTCATAGACATTGTCATCATAGCTCTTTCACCGTTTATAGGCATTGCTTACCTCATTGCCGATTGGTACGAAAGGAAATCTTCCTCTGATACTCAACCAGCTTCTCAAGGAGAAACTGAAGCCTCTTTAAGGGAATCTCCAAAAACTCACGGTAGTTAATCCTCAACTCCCTCATGGCAATAACGGGAATGAGTTCGGGGCTGTCTGCCCGAAGCAGACCTACCCCGTTTGTTGAAAAACCGTGTAAAGCCTTGCAAAGTCCGAAAGAGGAAGTTTTTTCAATTCTTCGGCCGTTACTCTTTTGCCGTCTATTTCAATAAGCTGCTCCATCAAAGTCAGAATAGCTTCCTTGAAGCCTCCTCCTGTTTCCTGAGCTATTTCAACGGCAGTTAAGAAATCTTCCCCGGTTCCTTCGTAAACTACGGCTTTTCTACCGTCTGAAAGTTTCAATTCCTTTAAAACCTGCCTGTTTTCCATTGTTCAACTCCTCCTTTCTTTTACGCCATTCCAAGATTTCTTCTAACGTCTGCAAGGTAATCTTTGCCGTTTATTACGCACACGCAGTTAAGGGGGTCAACCTCGTAAATTACTTTTCCGTCGACTTCCAACTTGTAGTAGGTTACTGTGAACTCAAGCTCTGCATCCTGCGGCTTGTTCCTTTCAAGTTTCCCCGGATTAACAGATAGGGGCAAAACTTTCATTGATGCCACGAGTCCAACAGACCTGAACTTTCCAGATGCAGGGTCGTACTGCTGGAGGGAACCGTAGGCTGTTATGAGGTGCCCCTCGGGTTCTAAAAGTTTTGCAAAGTCCTTCGTTGCCGTTGAAAACTTTAGTTTCAGCTTCATCTCCTTAACGTGTCCGATTGTTGGAGTCTCAACCTCTCCGCTTATTCCAAGTGCTGTCATTTTGTCTGAAAGGTGTTCTACTTTGGGAAGCTCCACCGTAGCACTTCCAAGCAGAACGTTCCCCTCTAAATAGACCTTTGAGTTCTGGACTTTATCCGGAATGTTTGCCATGTCTCACCTCCATTAGTTTCCAAATAGGACTTTCCAGTAGTTCGGGTCGTACTCCGTTATGAACTCAATCTTTCTTGCAGGAGATGGGGGAGTGAACCAGATGTGGAACTTGATTATTCCGTCCATCAGGTCTGTTACGGGGTTCTCTCCCTCTAAAAAGGCTATTCTTCCCCCTAAGATGTCCTCCCTTGCAGATAGTCCGTTGAGTCTTACCTGATAGGAGTCAGTTATCGTTCTTACAAACCTCCTTGTTATGTTTCCGTCAAGTTTTTGGTTGAACGTGAGTATCAGCTCGTTGTTCAGGAAGTTGAACATGTGGCGGACGTTGTCAAAAGTGTCCTTGGGGTCCGTGCTTGAAGGGTATGCGGCGGTTCTTGCTCCCCAGAATACCCATCCGTTGGCGTTGTTGTAAAGGGGCGTAACTCCCTGACCTGCTAAGTAGTTTGCCTGGTCAAGCCCTAAATGAACGTCTGAATCGTTTATGTAGAGGGGCTTGTTTGAAACTGTCTTTGATGGGATTCCGTCGTTTTCTGCATCTATCCTTGCCTTTCTGAAAGCCGCCAACGTTGAAGGGTGGTATTTCTTCTCTCCCGATATTCCCTTACCGTAGAGGGCTTTTACTTGAGGGAATTTCAGGCCGTTGTTAACAAGGTAGGCAGGTGCATCGGTGTACTTGTCAACTTCAACGTCAATGTATGCCATTGCCTTGAAGTGGCCGTTTATGGCTCCTGCCTTTGCCGCCATTGCGGTTGCAACGGAAGGGTCTTTTGAGAATTTCGGGGCTATGATGATTGAGGGAACCAGACGAAACTTGGGGTAGATGTCCTCTATGACTTCAAGTCCCGTTTTCTGCAGGGTGTTCGGGTCAACTCCTCCTATTACGGCAGAGGAATCAATCTTGTCTGTATCCGGGTTTCCGACGTTTATGAAAACTACGGGGGAGACGTGTTCGAGTTTGAATGCAACCTCTGCGGCTTCCTCCAACGTGAACTTGTCAAAGTCTCCACCTATTCCGAAAGTGTCTGCAAATTCGGAGTAGTCAAAAACGAGTCTTGGAACGTTCTTTGGTCCCTGCTTTGCGGTTCCTACAACGGCAACTAAGGTTCCCGTTCTGACGGGCGGAAGCAGGGAGGTCGGTTTTTCTACAACTTCAACAGACCTATCGTATCCCATTTTTCAGTCCTCCTTATTTTTTAAGTGATTTGAGGTATTTCTCCCTCTCCTTTTCCAACTCTTTCTCTTTTTCGGGAGAGTATTCTGATAGAGGGACAAAGAACTTCCTTAGTTCCTCCGGGGCGTAGAGGGGAACTTCTGTGAAGATTTGGCCTTTTCTCAAGAAGAATTTCTCGTTTGAAATCGTGGGACCAGCGTAGATTACCCTCGTATCTTTTGGCTGCTGTTGGGGTTGGCTTTGAGGTTGTTCTTGAACGTTTTGAACTTCCCCGACGGTTTCCTTTTCCTTAGCCATAGCAAAACCTCCAGAAGTCGTTTTCTGTTAGATTAACTTCTGGAGGTGTCCCCGGTGGGGTCGTGGAGGGCTATGGAGGCTCTATCTTAAAGTGATAAAACAGTTTCAAATTTCTTCTTTTCAGAGGGGAGTAAAAATTCAAGAAAAACATTTTTATTTTTTTTATAAACTTCCTTAATATTTTCTAATAAATAGTGTGGAATGTCTTGAATGGAAAATTCTTTACCTTCTAACCAATTTATTTCATCTGTTCTCTTATTGTATGTAAACTTTAGAAGTGTCTTATCTCGATTCCCAGCGACTGGTAGAATGTCCACATAGACATCTATAACATTCTTTTTTATTCTCTGTGCCTGCTTTTTGACTTCTCTGTCAACTATTTCCAGATAGCTGAAGATATGAGTAGACCCGAAAGGAATTACCAATATGAAATCTTTGCTATTTCCTATGAAAAATCCGCACCATTTCATGTTAGGACGTCTAACCGTTCTAAATCTCATAGCAATCCAACCTGATTAAGGTTTTTTATAACCTCGTAAACCTCGTTAAGTATGCTCTCTGCATCTTCTCTGTTCAAGAAAATAGACCACTTAAATTCTGCGTGCTGTAATTTATGTCGTCTGTCAACTATAAATTGATAGGTTTTTTCAATAGCCTGAACTTGAGAATCCGTGAAGGAATTGCAGAATTCTTCTTTCAAAACATACTTACCGTTTTCATTGCGAAATTGCGTGAACTTCTTGTTTTTATCAAGAGCACTGAATATACACTTTTTCACGAAAATCCTCTTTAGAATCCCTTCAACAGCTTTCAATGAACAAGAAATGGAAGGATAAAAATCAGGTAAATCCTTATGCAGGGTTGTCATGTAAACGGAGGTTTTAAGCCACCTCTTTTCTTGGTCATCTAAGTTATGGTAAGCGTTACCTAATTGCTTTGTTACTTCCTTTTCTACAATGTTATCTGGAAATTTCTCTTCTACTCCCTGTATTTGAGCATAATTAGAGAATATTAACTTGATAACTTCTATAGGTGATTTTGAAGAAGCGTTTGCATACCACATACAGATTTCATCAAATATCCTATTTTTCTTACCGGTTATGTAAAGTCTGGATTTCTGGGGATAATAATGTACAGTCAATTGTTGTCCTGAGTGCCAAGACAATTTTAAGAGAACTTCATAGTCTCTATTTTCTATTTTCTCTATGGTAATACCAGTATCCTTCAAGTATCTTTGAAAATCATCAAACAGTTCTTGAGTTACTCCATCTAAAGGTTCATTTACATCTTGAAGGTAACCGCACCTATCCACTATTTGCTGTGCTATTTGTTCTGATAATGAAGGATTCTTGCCTATGTTGTACTGTATAGTTGCTCCGTCCTGCTTAAACCAAACCAGGATTAATGCCGGCTTCTGCCCCGGTAAAGTAATCTTTATCTTTAAACTTTTTCCTTTCGTAAATCCTTTCTCTATTTGTGCTCCTTTTAAGGATTCTAACTCCTTCAGAATTTCATCAAGCTCTTTTTCAGTTAGATTCACCTTACGAAAAGAACTCACATTTCCCCCCTATTCAACGCAAAGTGCTCCACTAATACCACTTTTCTTTTGTTAGCTGTTAAACTACCTACTCAACCTATTTAAAGTATAAGCAAACACCGTATATGTCTTCAAGTCCCGAAATTCAATTCACTCCATGCTTTTTAATCACCGTAATCCAGAAAGAGGATTGACCCCCCATTTACCAATTCCAGGAGGAGCAGGTTGATAGGGGCCTGATTCACATATGAGTCTAAAACTCCGTTTAACAGAACTTATTTCGCCACTTATATCTTTGAGATAAAGCCTGACTTTGACATCGTAAAAACTTTCAGAAAGATTTTGAGGTTGCGGGATCTCCTTTAAAATTTCTGCTCCTAAAAGTTGGTAAATCCCATAATTGTTTTTAAGAAATTCCCTACCATTAGGGTTATCTTTTTTCCATGTTTCTTGGCAGAGATTATACATTCTGTCCCAATCTTTTTCTTTCCAAGCTTCCAAGAATGCAATAAGTGTTTTAGTGGCTTGACTCCAGTTACCAGAGAAAGAAGGGAAAGGATATCTTTCAATTGATTTTGCAGTTTTGTTTGAAATAACTTTTGTTTCCTTTTTTTGAGCTTTCGAAGATTTAATAGTGTTTTGATTTTGAAGTTCTTTTGTCTGAGGAGGAGCTATTACTCCTGCAAGAGTAAAACTGATTAATGTAAGAATACCTGCCTTCTTAGCAGGTTTTCTTTTTATAAGAGCGTAAACAAAATAACTTAAGCTTATAAGAAATATAAATATAAATACATTTGCAATAAGGTCTCTCACTTCCTCTCTCCGTAGTTTATTTTGATTTTTTCATCTTGCTTTTTAAACTTCTGTAAGCTTTGAACAGTTCAAGTAATTCAATTTCTCCAAAGTTATCAGTTCCCCACCTTTTAAGAGCTTCTGCCTTCGGGTCAACACCAGCCTTGTTACACGCAAAATAGAATTTCTTTATCATCTTGTTTCTATTGTAAGGAGGAACCCCGTTTTTATACAGCACTCCTGCAACAGAATCAATCCAACCGTTCAGGTAGCGGTAAACGCACTTAACATTTTCTTTTGGCAAAAGTTCCAGTTTTGAGTACCTACATCTCTTTTGAAGTTCAGAGTATATAGTTGGATACGGATTTTGAGTAATTCGAAAGTCTAACTTTAATCCGCTTTTCGGTATTCCACAATAAAGAGCAAGCTTTATCAGGTCAACAAGTTCTTCTACCATATTTTTTATAGCTCTCTGGGTAGAGGTATCTGCATAGATAGATTCATCCCTAATTATTTGGACTCTCTTGATTTCTCCAACGTGAACTTTTTCCGCTTTATTTATTACGGTGCTGTTTTCATAGTGATTGTTAGCTATTATTTGCTCAACCTCTATTTTTGATAATTCTGCAAGTTTCCTGTAAATGTCCTCTTCAGGAACATTGTGCCTTTTTGCAATGTCTTTCACCCAAGCCTTTGTAAGGTTTTCGAGTTCTATTTCCCAATCAGCTTTCCAATCCTCCACTCCTCCCTCCTTTCAAATTAATGTTAGCGGGAGTTTTTCTTATCAACGTAATCGAAATAATAAGGAATAGCCACCAGGGCTACGGCGAAAAAAGTAAACATTATTCCCATAAGAACTATTATTACTTTTGCAGTAGTATCACTCATCTTGATTTTCTTCCTCAAGACAGTTCAACAAATTATCAAGCAATTCGTGAACAGGAATATTGGAAAACTCACTTTTGCTGTAGAGTCTTACAAAAATTAAAGCTTGGTCATAGACGCCCCAAATTAGACGAAGTCCCCCACTTTTTCCTCTTCCACTGCATCCTTTAAGCCTGCTTTTGTAGAGAGCAAAATCATCTTCTTTATGTAAAAGAACCTGCAGTTTTAGGGATTCTGGATTTTTAACCAGCAATTCAGCTAATGCTACAGATTCCACCTTTAAATCTCTTCCTTTGCATTTCTTTGACAAATTCTTGACATCTTTAAGGAAACAATCACAGAAGATATGTTTCTTTATCTGCACAGTTTTTCCAACCTCTCCCTGATTAAAAAGCTCCTCTTAGCAAGTTCTTTTTTCAACTGATACGTTTTGTAAGCCTCTTCAAGGTCATCCAGAATCTCTTTTCTAACCTTTCTACTTAAAGGTAAACGTTTAAAAAGCTTTCTAAAAGATTCTACATCCCCTTCTGTCTTCTCCAAGACACCAATTAACATAGCCTCAAATTCTGCTCTGAAAATCTCATTATTCCTATATTTTTCGTATTTCCTTTCAAGCATTCTTCCTACTTCCTTCAATTCAGGTTCTTCATCTAAGTTAGAGCGAAACGTAAAGAAATTCCATAAAGTTTCTCCTATTAGCATGGTGCTTCTCCTCTATTAGCTGTTAAGACTACCTACTATCTAAGTTAAAAAAATTTTAGCATAGTTTTTGCCCAACTTATTCAGTTCTTCCCTCCAGTCAGCTTCTTCTCTGTCCTTTATGGGTTTAACCTTTTTATAGAGAAACTTGACCATCTCAATTATTTCTTCTTCGGGGACTCCATTTAAAAGACCAGCTTTGTAGTAGCCCTCTATCAGTTCGGTTATCCTCTGGAAAAGCTCCCTATCAATGGGAGATGGAACAGGAATGTTGTGTTCATTGTTTATGAACATATTTCCTTTTCCTGTTAGAAGCCAATTTAGATTGACATGAAACAGCTTTAAGAGTTTAGTCAAAACTTCTGCATCCGGCTGGGACTTATTTGATTCATATCTTCTCAAAGTCATCATGGAAATGCCAAGCTTTTGTGCTAATTCTTCTTGAGTCAGTCCTAAAGATTTTCTTAAGTATTTAAGCCTTTCTCCTAACATTTTTGTCCTCCTTTGGTTGACAATAGAACAATTTTGTTCTATATTCCAATTAGGCTGATTAGTCAGCTAATTAAATCGTATCAAACAGGAGGACAGAATGAGCAGAAAGGTAATCAAGGAGGTAAGGAGAAGGCTCTACATGGAAGACAAGAACCTAACCCACATGGCAAAGGACTTGGGTATCTCTTACTCCTACATGCTTGATGTTCTTCACGGAAGAAGAAAGTCAGTTCCTGTAGTCGAAAGGATAGCCGCCTATCTGAACTACCCCGAACTTGTGGAGCTCTACAAAGAAGAATTTGCAGTAGTTCAAAGATAAAGGGAGGTGAGTGGTGAACGGTGAATTTGTGAGTGTTCGCAGAAAGATAGCAAAAAGAATCCTGAAATTAGCAGAGGAGATTGCAGAGAGGGTGGAGGATTCCCCAAACCTTGAAGATGAGATTTTCTGTGAGATGATGTCCAACATCTGTGCACTACGCAGTTTGGGAGTTCTTGAAAGGTTACTCATGATGTTTGAGGAAGAGCTGAAAAATGAGCTGGTAACCGGATTGAGTGAACAGTTGGACTGTATTCAAGAAAAGGAGGGCAAGTGATGGAATACCTTGCCCTCATCATCCTGATAGGTCTTTTCTGCCTCGCACTTCCAGAAGACTTTGACGAACAGGAGGTTCAAGATGAAAGGTAAGCCGTTTGACTGGTATCTGTGTTCTCGTTCAATACATGGTGGACACCCTGGAGTTTTTTAATATATTCCTCAAACTTCTCTACTGGAGTCTTATAACCAAGACCTTGATGAGGCCTAACGAAGTTGTAAAAGCTTAGATACCTAAATAGTTTCCTGTTCATTTCATCAACTGTCGGCTCAGTCCCTTCTATCATCCACAGTTCCTTCTCCACCGTCTGTATGAACCTTTCAACATGTGCATTGGTCTTGGGAGACCT